CTAAAAGACTTATAGGGCTTGAATCGTGCAACATAATCGCCTTCGATATTTTCCCCAATAATGTTCATTCCTGCAACTGCCATGACTACGGTGGCCATTTCAAAGGACTGATTTGCTAAATCGTCAATTTCATCAGGCGACTCAATTCCGCCCTCGGGCATAAATAATGCAAACAACGCTTGAGTGACCCTATCTAAAACGCTCATATTGGCTTCAGATATCTCTTTGTTGTCGAATTCAACAGTTGGATTAAATTTTGATGAATCACTCATCTCCGTAATCTACACCGGAATCACCCAGCGGGCAACCCCAGTGTTCGGCTAGGTCATTGCTAGGTGTTAGAATTTGATACAACATTTATTTGCAACATCGCTTTAACCGGGAGCCGCCATGATTGTCTCAGTCAACGACATTAAGACATATATGGACATCAAATTGTCCGCTCGCCAAGAAGACGCTGCAGAAATGATTCTGGCTGGCCTTCAAAGTGAAATGGAAACTTTCCTTAAGCGTCCAATAGAGGTTCAGGAATTTACCGAAGAAATACGCCTTGACTCCAATCACACGGGAGTCCCAATGGGTTCGTTTTTGACATCAAACGACAATACGTATAACTCTTCGTACACTTCAAGTCCAAGCAACGATACAACAACATGGGCAAGTCCTCCCCCAACCGTCTATCTGAAAAATACTCCGATAGTTTCGGTTGACGAAGTTAAAGTAAAACCACTTTTCGGAACAGAAAAAGTTCTTCAAGAAGAAGTCGATTACATCACTAGAAAATATGGAATTGATTACTACTACGGATGGTCCGACGATTTGGTGACAATAACTTATACCGCTGGTCTAGACGGAGCATCAATACCCATCTTCAAGATTCTTATTATTAGAGCGGCTGCACGTGAAATGCAAAACATGTACGACGACGTTGTTGGCGTAAAAGACTTAAATACACGCGGTACTGGGCCACTTATGACCGGTTTTCTTGATACCGAACTAGGTTCGATTAGGAAATATAGACGAGTTCGGGTATAACAGCGTGGCTAGAAGAAACGTTTTAATAACAGTCACGGACGTTGACTGGCAGGGGAAAGATGCTGTAGACAGACTGCAAAACATGAAAGACAGGGCTAACGATATGGGTCCAGTTTTGCGATGGGGAAAAGACTATTTACAAAGAGCTTATTCAAAAAACTTTACAACGATGGGTGCGATGTCTGCAAAGGCGATGTTAAAGGGGGCGTGGCCTCCTCTTGACGATGACTATGCGTTTCAAAAAGCTGAACGTTATCCCGGCGCTCCAATGATGATGATTACTGGAGAGCTTTTTAGAAGCGTTGCCAATATGGCTTCTAGTCCCAAAAACGTGATTACGGAGATGGAGGGGACTTTTGTTATCGACAGCCCTATAGCCAGATTTCATCAGTACGGGACGCGAGACATGCCAGCAAGAAAAATATTGTTTATTCCTCGAGATTTTGACAGAGATATAAATAAAAAAACACTCCAGTACATCATTGAAGGAAGCAAATTAATATGACGGCTTTAATGAATGGTTCTCATTTTGCAAAAAAATATGTCAATGATTACTTGACACAGGACCTCCCAATAAGATTGATTCGCTATAGAAACGGCTGGAATCTAGACAGCACCCTACTCCCTGACCCTGGTCAGTACATAGCCTACGAACCGCTAGCCATAGACGAGTGGCCTTCAATCATCACCGTAACGACCTCAATGAATGGATTGGAGCGCATAGGCTTCGATGGGTCAGACCCCCTCTATAGGGTCTCCTACAGCATGAGGACGTACATCTGGGTCCGTGACGAAGGCAACGAACCAACGACGGTCATGAGAGACAGATTGACCACTGTGGTGAGAAGTGCGCTTCTTGACTACCCCTGCCTAAAGGCCTATGACTCTAGAACTTCGTTTAGGGCGGTAATAGGCGAAAACAGCATTCGTGAAGAATATTCAGACATCACTCTACTAAAAGGCGAGAGAATGATGGCTGGTGCCTACATCTCCTACGTCCTCGAAATAGACGAAGTTGTCACAAGAGAGCCTATTGGAGTTGTGGAATCAATAGAAATAGAAACAGTTACCGCAGGGACCAATGAAGAAATGCCGTCACTTGATAATTAGTTTTTATATTTTTAAAGTTCAATTCATAGTTGCACAGAATAATACGTACCCCTCTGTACAATTGAAATCACAATCACAAACGGGATTCCCAATGCGAAACAGTGAGGTCCTATGCCTGGCGTAGTTATATCAACTTCAGTAAGAACCGGTCCTTCGACCACAACAGTACGCGAGTCGTCACAGTTGTTTGTCGTAGGCCTGACAGAGAGAGGCCCTTCAGACGAGCCTGTACTCATCCAAAACCTGGGAGAGTTCGAGGACGTGTTTGGAGGCTACCTAGCCGGTACCTACACTCACTCAACCCTAGAAACATTTTTTGAAGAAGGTGGTACACGGGCTTACGTTGCAAGAGCCGTTGGAGCATCTGCGACAGTGGGAAGCCTTACGCTTTACGACAGTGCAGAACCCGTTATCACTCTTACCGCAAACGGAGCGGGCCCATGGAGCGCAGATGTTGAAATCGTAGTCACTCAGCCTACGGTAACTACGTTTAAAATTGACATCTGGTACGACGGAGCACAAAAGTACTCAACAGGAACAGTGTCTACGTCATCCCAGGCAGCGGGAAGAATAAATCTCAGCGCAATAGCCCAAAGATACGTAAACGCAACAGTAAACAGCACGACCCTCATCCCGGACGCTGTTGGTTTAACCCCTCTCACTACGGGGGTATCAAACAATAACCTAGTTAACCAATCTGCCTATGAATCAAAATTGGGGCTCTTTAATGACGCTCTTGGTTCTGGTGCAGTAGTTTGTCCAGAAAATTCCAGCGACGCAATGTCGGCTGCTTTAATTACGCATGCAAATACATACAGCAGAATTGCTCTTTTGTTCGCTGGAGAAAACGACTCTGTTGCTACGGTCAAAACAACAGCACTTACGCTCCAAGCTGAAGACGGTGCAGAACACGCAGCCCTGTACTACCCATGGGTAGAGGTTCCAACTAGTGTTCCAGGAGTTACTCGATTTATTCCACCAGTGGGATATGTTGCCGGCAAGCGGGCGGTTGCTCACAACCAAACTGGCCCACACCTTCCTGCAGCTGGTCTCATTTCTGCAGCTGGATTCGTGGTTGGCTTAAGTGCTGACATCAACAAATCAGTTGGTGACGACTTGGATGCCAATAACGTAAACCCAATCAGAATCATTCAAAACACAATAAGAATATACGGTGCACGTTCACTGTCGTCTGACATTGACAACTTCCGCTACATCACCCAGCAGGACGTTGTAAATACAATCGTTACAGAGTGTTACCGTTCTATTGAAGATGTTGTATTCAGTTCCATCGACGGCAGAAATACTATTTTTGCTAACATTGAGTCGCGATTAATATCAATTTTGTCGGTCATGCGTGGCATTGGGGCTCTTTACCCAGCTTTTGATGCCAATGGCCGCCAACTTGATAACGGTTATGTTGTGAAGTGCGATTCTTCGCTTAACCCAACATTGCAGTTGTCTGAAGGATTGGTCAAAGCGAAAGTTGGCGTTCGCGTCAGCAGCGTCGGTGACAGAATCGAAATCGATATTGTCAAGTCAAACCTAACCTCAACAGTGGTTTAAACAGAGGAAGTTACCCATGTCAAAAGTAGCGCAAAGACAAGTACTGGCAACAATAGTTCCAAGCACTTTCAGCGATAATGCCAAACAGCAAACCAACGTGCAGGCCAACCTGCCGAAGTGGGAAGGATTCCGCTTTGCTCAGGTTTCAGGTGGCGAGATAACAGCATCCGTAGAGAAAATCTACGAAGGCGGAAAGTCTAGACCGACAGTCCTGTGTGCCCCTTCAGAAATAGGCGACATCACGCTGACTGCTCATTACGATGACGATATGAATACCTCACTTACAAGTGCTGGTATTGGACGCAAAATCAAAGACTTGCGTCGATTTGTCGGAACGGCCTACTTCAACCTTACAGTATCTGTTTACGACTGCGATATCAAGGACCCAACCAACGACCGCATTTACACAAATGCACTGCTTGTTGGAATGACCGAGCCAGAAGGTGACTCGTCATCTGGAGCTCCAGCCACGTTTGCATTAACGTTCGCAATCTCAGACGTAGACGCCGCTTAAATACGCTAGTTGCAACGCCGGGCAATATGTCTGTGCTAGCTTCTCAGCATGAGCGATAATCCCCTGTACACGACCGAAGACTCCGACGACGTTAAGAGCAGCAAAAAGGCTGTTCAGCGCGATGGACTTACTTCTTCTGTAAAAGAAGAGACACAACTTGACCGTTTGCGTTCTGTTGTAAGAAAGAAAGTTGAACGCCCTGTTGTTCATATTCCTGTCACAGAACGTGATGGCGTGAGCATTAAGGTCAGCCCAAACATTACTCAGTCACAGATGAAAAACTGGAGAAAATCTGCTGGCGAAGACTCACGAAATGGTCTTGATGCCACCAAATTTGCCTGCCTGGTTATTGGTAATACGACCATAGGCATCTGTATGGACGATGAAGAAATCTATGACGAGAGTGGCAATAACCTAAACTTTGCTCACCCGTTGGTTTTGGAAATGACAGACACTACCCGTCCAGTTCCAGACGCCGTGCGTGCCATGTTTGGTGTTGACCCTCATATAGAATCAGCCGCTTTGGCAATCCTGGACGCCGCTGGATATTCAGATACTGTTGCCGCGGTGGACCCTACGAAGGAATCTTCGACGAACTAGTTGAAGATTCCGTAGTCATCTCCGCAGCAAGACTCGGAGAACTTTTCCACGTTAATCCTTTGGAACTTATGAACTTTGACGATAATGACTGGTTGGTCCTTCTCGCCTGTGCTAAAGTAATAAGTAACGACCGCGAAGAGCAAGAGCGCAAGTCGAAGACTTAGGGACACTGCTCCCATAGCTTGACCGCCTTAGACTCACGTGATGTAAAAATCACTTTGGGCAGGCTATATGGCAGACGAAAATATTAATGTAAAAATTAAATTTGATGCCCAAACTGGTGAAATTCGCCGTGCAATTGCGGAAATTGCAGTTTTACACAAAAGACTAGACAAGCTTTCTAGCGGCAGAACAGACAAATTTGCCAACAGTACAAACAAAAGCTTAAAAAGCGTCACTAATGGCTGGAAGAGAAGCTTTGACTTTATAGATAAAGGCGCAAAGATGGCAGGCAAAGGCCTGACCAAGTTCCTGGGAATGTCCGTCAAGGGTGTTGTTGCTGAAATGGCAATACTTGGCGCAACAATGATTGGTATTCACGCATTATTTGCTGCAGGACAATTTCTAGTTAAAGCCTACAGGGGTGCCATGCAGATGCTTTCGGCGGGCGCGGCGGGGGTGGTCGTTGCAATATCTGCAGCCTCAGCGGCAATACGAGAACAGCAAGCAGCAATATACGCCTATAGAGGCAAAGGTGCTCCAGCTTTTGGGTCAGCAATGAATCAGACTCGCATGGCGATGAGAAACCTACAAGCCGACGCGGCTTTGTCCAGTCTCGGAATAGAAGCACTCAACAAGGCATATGGAAATATGTCGAAGTCAATGAACACCGGACAAATAAACCAAAGCGGTGGAGCAATCAAAGCTTTGATGGACTTTGGTTCGGCAGGTCAAGACCCAGCTAAAGGGCTTGAGCAAGTATCTATAGTTATAGCCGCACTTTCTGACAAAAAGAAAAACATCAGTGACGTCATAACTGAGGCAAAAAAACTAGGTCCAGAAATGGAATCCGCCTTAAAAAAGGCAAACGTCAAGACCAAGAAACAATTCCAAGAACTTCTGATGTCCGGAGACCTTGCTAAGAAGGGTGGAGTTTCTGGTCAGTTTGACGCAGTGAACAATACTTTGATTAGCCAAATGAAAGGGTACTTCACTCGTCTACGTGGTGAGTTCGCAGATTTTGGTGACCAGTTTCTTGAGCCGTTAAAAGTTGCATTCGCTCGCGTATTTGACAAAGTCAGAACTGACTTAATGCGTGTTTTTGCTGCAATTCAGTACAGCTTTGGTGCAGAGGAAGGCATAAATAACTTTGCAAGCGCTATAGAAAAAGCATCTGGCTGGCTAGTAAAAATGATTCGCGAATACCTACCTGCCGCAATTGGCATGTTTGACAGAATCGGTGATTGGTATACCAAATTCAAACGTGGTTGGAATCTTGTTCTAGATGCAACACGTCCGCTCATCGACGGAGCAAAGGTTCTGTATAAGGCCTTGGACCCGGTATGGGATTCCATCAAGGGGGGCGCTCAAAACCTTACGCTTTTCAAGGACCTCCTGGAAGAAAATAGTTTTTTTGTTGAAGAGTTCGGTCAACGCATAGCAGACATCATCGACACCCTTTCCGAATACTTTATGGGTCTCAAGAAAAACTTTGCCCAGATGGCTCCATTTATAAACGACCTTTTGGCGGGTCTTAATCAGGTGTTTAAAGTTCTTACCGGAATCATGACTGTTGGAGCTGGAAGCGGTCTCGGAGCAGCTCTTGCTCCACTAATGGGTGCTGCTGTTTTGGGAAGAGGATTGGCCGGAGTCAAGGGCCGCTTAATGCCCAAGTCTGGAAATCACACTCAAAACATGAACGTAACCGCTACCAACGTAAGCATTAATAATGGTGCTGGTCCAAGGAATGCCGGGACAACAAATGAAGGCCGCAGAGTTTCTTCGGGCAGTACCGCTTCTCCCATGGTTTATCCTGGTAGTAGCGCTTTAGGAAAAATTTCTGCACCTTCTGTTTATGGTCCGTCATCTCAATTAAGTGTTTTTAAAGCTAGCACCAATAAAGAAGCATTTGCCGCTATGCGAGACACTCCAAACCGGAGATTTATTCAAAATATCCGAGACGGTAGCAAGGTACAGGTCCGTGGAAGCGACTTCGAGACAAGACACTCAGAAAGATTTGCGGAAAGACAAGCAATGGGACGAGGAGCTGGCTATGCGGCTTTTGGGCAGCCAAAGGACCCATATTCGTCGCCTACCATTATGGGTCGTGACGGAAAGCCTCAACCAAACCCTCAGTTTAATCTTGCAAAGTCTGCTCGTTTTCGTGCCGAACAATCTCTCAACGGTCGCTCCAGACGCGAATTGCATCAAATAGCAGCAGACAAGGGAGTCACTGGAATAACCAAGAAATCTACAAGAGAAGAAATCAATAGACAAATACTTGCAAAAAAGGGTTCAGTTGCAGAGTTTAAAAACGACCCTCGCCCTGTTGGGATAGGAACCGGGATTAGTAATGACGCTAAACGTTTAAAAAGCTTTGCTAAAGGTGGGGCCAGCAGGGTTAAGTATGGTGGGGCGCGAGCATTGGGTGGCTACAGGGGCGCAATGTCTTTTTTACAATCTGGTGCATACGACCCTGAAACAGGAGAATACAAAAACACAAAAGAACAACGTGATGAAATAAACAAAAGATACGAAAAAGCCACCAGCGCCGATACAAATCGTAACCGTGGCAGCAGAATGTTCGCAAAATTAAATCGAGCTCGCGAAACCAATAGAATGCTGCGAAATGATAGCAAATTTGGAGCCGGCACAAAAAAGTTCAATAACAGTATGGGGGCAAGGGCTGGTGTAGGAATAGGACTTGGAATGGCAAGTCAATACGCTCCAGAAGAAATGCGTGGAGCCATGGCTCTTGGAGCAACTGTTGGCACCATTAACCCAATGCTTGGACTCGGTGTTGCTGGAATAGGTGGAGCCATGAAGGCTCAGGGCGCAATGAAAGGTGCCCTGTCTGGTGCTGCTGGTGGAGCGGCTCTTGGCGGAATGTTGGGACCACATGGTGCGGCGATTGGTGCCGGAATAGGTCTACTTGTCGGCGGAATAATGGGAGCCGTAAATAAGGGTAAAGCTCAACTTGCTGCGGCTAAAGCGACAGTCATGGAAAGCCTCGGAGAGCTTTACATGGGAACCATGAAAAGCGCAAATGCAAAATTCCAGGAAAATTATGAAGCTTCTCAGAGAGGCGTAAGCTTAGCCGGAAAAAGTGCCACCATGCTTGGGGTTGGAAAGGGGTTTGCAAAAACTCAAAGCCGTATTCGCGGTTCCGTGGAAGGCGCAATAGCGGGCGCGGGCGGAAGCTACATGTTGGGCGGCAAGCAGGAATTTGCCAACCCAGTAGCAGCCCTTGAGGCGTATTACAAGACTGCAGAAGGAAGCAAGGTCAGCGAAGAAGACAGAAAGACGCAGAAAAAAAAGGCAACCGGCACGCTGCGAACACTGCTGGAACAAACCGACCCAGCCGTTCAAAAGCAACTTGGAGAAATAGATAAACAAAACAGTGCAAGAATAGATGCGTTATCTAGAGCTACTGGTAAGAGTGGTGCAGAGCTAGAGCAAATGGCTAAAACAATGGGTGTTGACCTTTACAACCCAACCGTACAATACACCGAACTTTTAGGAAAATTTACTGCAGGCATTATAAAAACAGGAGCAGCCCTCAATGACGCGCTGACTGATAATTTTCTTGCCGGAGCAAATCCCTTCAAGGAAACCAGAGAAAAAGATGAAAGTCAAGCCGCTCTTAATCAAAACATAGCTGGTTTAGGTGATGTTCTCCGTGGCAAAGGTAGCAAAGCTGAGAAATCGAAAGCCATTGGTGCATCTATGGAGCAGCAATTTGCGCAGCTGCTAGCAGTAAATGGTGGAGACGCTACAAAAGCTTATCTGTCCTATAACGAAATGTATGGACAAGGAGAAACGGGGGGTCTTTTTGCAAAAGGCGCGGCATTGGAGGGACAAGGAAAAACTGTCCTGCAAGACAAAGACGTTATAGCGTCTCAAGCAGCCATAAAAGAGGGGGCAGTAGGTAACGCCGCTGAGCAAATACGTGCAAGATTAGCAGATAAAGGAATGACCGTTGCCCCAGGTGTCTTGGAAGCAAAACTATCCGGAAAGACTCCTCAAGAACTAACAGGCATATTAGAGAATATTTCAAATTTTGACAAAGACAGTAGCGTTCCAAAGGGTGGTGAACAAAACAAACTGAAAAAAGCAATAGGTGGAGAAACCGCGGCAGACGTAACGACAGGTCTTGAGGGCCTTCTGGGAAGCGGCGTAACTGTTACTGCCGAAGACCCAGACAAGCTTAACAAAATCGCCGATGCTGCTACTGATTTTTCTACGGCTGCAAAAGGCTTAGAAACAGCAGTCACCACCTTTAACACCAATATGGATGGCTTCTTTAAGGCTCCTCTCGGCAACGCACCGGGATGGTGGTCGGCCGGACTAAAGGTTACTGGTACGGGTGACGATATGCGTCTAATGCCTGGAGACACTTCAACCCCTCGCGGCGGTGCAATCGGAGACACTGCAACAAGCAAGCTTTCTCAAACAATGGGCCGTCACGCCGCCATGAACGGTCAGTTGACAGGAAAAAGAACAGTCACTTCTTCTCTTAGAGACTATGCACTTGGTTCAATCAACTCAGACCACGCAACTGGTTCTGCTTACGACCTCACAGGACAGAACCTTGGTCAATACGCAAAGCTTGTTCATGCAAATGGAGGCTTTGCTGAGTTCCACGGTTCCATGGCTAATCGTCATCTTCATGTTGTTCCTGGTGCCGGAAAGATGGGCGACACAGCAACATCTACGCCAGTTTCTACAGCATCTAGTTCCGGTGGCGGAACCAATAATTACTATACTTTTGAAATAAATGGCAACAACGCTGCTCCTGAGGTAATCGCCAACATGGTCATGGCCAAAATTCAAGAAAAAGAACGTTCTAACAGGCAGAGAACATAATGGCACTAAATAGCATCTCATACATAACTATCGGCTATACCGAAACAGACAACGCAAGCGTGCGAAAAGGGTATTCCATAAAAAAGCTTTTCAGGCAAACGGAAAACACAAACACCCCCATGTATCCTGCGTCATACACTCAAGTTTCTGCCCAGAAGTATTGGCTCCCATTCCTAAGCGGTTCTCAACAAGACTTCAACTACATCGAATATACGGCAGGCGATGAATATCTGTGGGACGATGATGACAATCTAAGAGCCCCACAGATACCATACTCAAACCCTAAAACTACAAAATACAATAATTATGTAACCGGTCACAAAATTGTTTTTGCAGGCAATATCTATGTAGCAACCCAGTACACATTTGAGTGGGGTCTCACTAAATTTCAAAGCAACGAAAATCCATACAAGCAATCACAAATTAAAAAATGGCGCAAATTCACGGATACCGACGAAAATTGGCCTCAATACTGGTATCACCCTCTTCTTAAATTGTTTTTTCTTTTGGATTCCACGGACGCAATAGCTGAACTTCCTAATTTTGACGAAGCATCACAATCAAAATGGGATGGTTTTGTTGGCGATTCAGCAGACATGAATCTTGAAAATTTTGACTCCGCCCAAATTAGAGAACTAATATCCCAAGGAACTTCTGCTACGGCTGCAACAAGCTTGGTAAATTCTCTGTCTACAAGGAATAGCGCGTTTATGACTGCATATGTCACTAGCGCTACGGCAACAAAAAGTGCAACAATTTCTGTTTCTTCACCCGTATCAACCGTGAAATCATCATCGTTGCCAGATTTGCCAAAGATGATTCAGCGCAGGGCAACGTCTAACTCTACCGAAAAAACTGTATTAGATGAATACACGTTCAACTTACGGCCTAACAATATCTCATACAGCAATATCGGAGTTACATGGACGGAAATTGACCGTGTAAACAATTACGGATTAGTTGATTACAAAAACAATAAGCTTATGAAAATTTCATTTGAATTTGTTGTCGAAGAGCATTCTGGTGGAAAGTCAAGCATCCACGAATCATGTGAAGACCAGCTTGCAAAACTACAGAGAATGGCGAACACTCCTGAACTTGTAACCTTTAGGAATTTTGACTCACTGTTTAGTGGCAGCACAAAAGTAATAGAAGAAAAAAGCTACAGGGAATGGGCGATTTTTGATATATCAATCTCTTCCATTCAAAGAACTCCTCTCACTTCCACGTCTAATGGAGGAAGCATAAGTCGCGCGACCGTCAGTATGACAATCCAAGAAGTTCGCCTTACTCCGGACAATGTTATTTTCATGCCAAAACTTCGTAAAGTTCCCCGCGTGCCAAACGCTCCAGGGGATACTCCTGACCCAGAATTGTGTACCGAACTAGCAACCGATTCTTCTCCAACATCTCGGGAAGGCGGAATCAAACTTAGTCCGTGCTGGTACAAGAACCGCGGGCTTCCCGTTCCTGCGGAGTGATATAGATTATGGCTAAATTATTTTTACCGTCCAGCGTAGACACTTTCGGAAAACCTACGACCGGCCCTACTAGGCCTAACTTTCGAGGACCTTTTGAAAGAAAGATAGTTATATCTTCTCTGCCTGACAATTTGGTATCAGATATTTCCGATATGGTAACGGACTTGTCGGTTAGCTACTCGCTTAGTCAGGC